CTATAACGATGCGCGGTACTCGGTGGTTGAGGCGGCCACCAAGAGCGGCAAAACGCATGGCTGTATCGTGTGGCTATTCGAGCAGGCGCTTATATCGGGGCGGGCCGGGCGTAACTATTGGTGGGTAGCCCCGATACTTCCGCAGGCTAAAATAGCCTACAGGCGGATGCGGGATGCTATTCCCCCGCAACTGCGGAAGCCGAACGACACAGAATCGACGTTGTTATTGCCGAACGGCGCAACGATCTGGTTCAAGGGTTCGGATCGACCCGACTCGCTCTATGGCGAGGATGTCTATGCTGCGGTTATCGATGAGGCGTCAAGATGTCGGGCTGAGTCTTGGCACGCGGTACGGTCTACGTTGACGGCAACGGGCGGACCCGTACGGATCATAGGTAATGTCAAGGGGCACAAGAACTGGGCATATCAGATTGCACGCAAGGCCGAGAGTGGGACGCCAGGATATGCCTATGCCAAAATAACCGCTTATGATGCGGCGGAAGCGGGGGTGATTAGTTTCGAAGAGATTGAGGACGCCAAATCTGTACTTCCCGACCGGGTATTTCGGGAGTTGTATCTTGCGGAGGCGTCTGACGATACGGGCCGAGTCTATTGCAATTTTAGCGCAGAGAATGTAATTGCGACCCAGTTTGAGGACGGCGTGATTATTGGCGGAATGGATTTCAATGTTAATCCCATGACTGCGGTAATCGGTCAGCGGAGAGCGGACCAACTGCATGTTATTGCCGAGGTTGTGCAGCCGCACAGCAATACGCAGACGATGGCAGCGCATTTACAAAAGACCTATCCGGATCGGCGGTTGACCGTCTACCCTGACCCGAGCGGGCGGGCAAGAAAAACGTCGGCGACGAATACGGACTTTGCGATCTTGGAGAAAGCCGGGTTTACAGTCAAAGCACCGATGGCCGCTCCGCGAGTAGAGGACCGAATCAATACTGTTAATGCGGCGTTTCAGACATCGGATGGGACGCAACGCTTATTTATTTCATCGGAGTGTGGCGAATTGATAGAGGCGTTATGGTCGCTTTATTATACCGAAAAGGGCGAGCCAGATAAGGCGTCGGGTTATGACCATATTTGCGACGCCCTTGGATATATGGTGATTGCAGAATTGCCGATCAAGGCGATCACGGCGAGGCGCATAAAAGTGGGGATGGTATAGGTGTCTGTAAAAAATCAACACCCGGAATACTCGGCTAACATCGACAAGTGGCGGAAGTACCGCGATGCTGCCGAAGGGGAAGACGCGGTGAAGGCTGCGGGCGCACGATATCTTCCCAAAAGATCAACGAAGCAAACGTCCGACGAATACGATGCGTACAAACAGCGGGCAATGTATTTCAACGCGACCGGGCGCACTGTTGACGGGCTCGTTGGTCTCATGTTCCGTCGAGATCCGGACATTACCGCTCCGGAGTCAATGGCAGAGTTGATCGAGGATGTAACGCAGGACGGAGTGAGTTTCGACGAGCTGATCAAGCACGCTGCGACAGATAGCGTTACCGTTGGCCGAGGCGGCGTGATTGTAGATTTCCCGCCGAATCTCGCTGCCGAGAATCTACAGGATTATTTGGCGAACGGAGCACGACCTTATGCGACATATTACCCGGCCGAGTCGATTATCAACTGGGATACGGCGCGAATAGGCGGGCGTATCGTGCCGAGTCTCGTTGTGCTGTCCGAAACATATTCGATTGAAAGTGCCGACGAGTTTGAGAAGAAAGAAGCGCCGCAATATCGCGTTCTTGATTTGAGCGAAGGGAAATATCGGCAGCGCGTTTTTCATAAGGCCGTGAACAACAAGTTGACCAATGACGACTGGATTGTTGTCGAAGAATATTTCCCGACGATGAACGGAAAGCCGTTGCGGTATATACCGTTCGAGTTTTTAGGTCCGGTCGATGGCCGACCGCGTGTACAGAAATCGCCAATAGCTGATCTCGCAACAGTCAACCTGAGTCACTACCGAACGATGGCAGATTTGGAAAATGGCCGGCACTGGTGCGGGAGTCCGACTCCCATTTTCTCGGGCGACTTTGTTTCGGATGATGGCGACGAGGTAACCGTTGTTCGACTCGGATCGGAAACCGGAATCCATATGACCACCGGGTCCGAAGCGAAATACATGGAGTTTACCGGAAGTGGCCTATCAGAATTGAGCGGGGCTGAGTTGCAAAAACGCGAAATGATGGCGCTACTCGGGTCACGCATTCTCGCCGCCGAAAAGCGGCAGGCCGAGGCGGCAGAGACCGCGCGGATACACCGGGCAGGCGAGGAGTCAACACTTGCGTCAATAGCGCAGTCCTTAAGCAAGGCCGCGACCCGCATACTCGGTTATTTGCGCGACTGGTCAGGGGCAACCGGTGACGTATCGGTTGAGATCAATACCGACTTCGTTCCGACAGAGATGACGTCGCAAGAATTGCAGACAACGGTGATGGCTTGGCAAGCCGGAGCATTTACGACTGCCGAATTGTTCCAGAGGCTAAAACAAGGCGAGCTGATACGGGCAGATAAGACGCTCGAAGAGCACGAGGACGAGATTGCAAGTCAGGGGCCTGCGCTCGGGACGATTGGAGATGCGGGGATATGAACAAAGCGACAGATTTTAGAATACCGAGAAAAATACAGGTCATGTGTCGCCCGATAGATGTTGTTTTTGAACGCGACCTCTGCGATAGAGAAGATCGGAGAGGCGAAGCCCGGTACCGTCGGAATCAGATAGCAATTCAAGAAAATACTGACAGTGCGAGCATGCCATTCGATCATCAGGTGGAAACGTATTTCCACGAGCTGATTCATTGGGTTTTCCATGTACTCGAAGAGCACGAATTGAATAACAACGAGGCGCTTATTGAGAAGATGGGCAAGCTCTTTGCGCAAGCGGCGCTAAGCGCGGAGTACAAATGACCGTCAATGAGGACTTCCGCGACCAAGCAATATCACATGCGCATTATTTGGAGCGGTTGAAAACGGGCGAGGTGCGGAAAATCATAGCATTAGTAAATGAGGTTGACAAAGAGCTGGCCGAAAAGCTGGCCGCCCGTGGTGCTGAGGATGAGACGTTTACCAAGGCCCGACTTGAGGCGCTATTGAAAGACGTGAGGGTGATCAATGCGGAAGCGGCTGCGGTGCTGGAAAAGGGATTGCGCGGAAGCATGCAAGACCTTGCAACCTACGAGTCCGATTTCCAAGCCAGACGGCTCGCTAAAACCGTACCGATTGTCTGGAATATCAGCCAGCCATCGCCGGATCAAATCATGACGGCTGCGCTTAATAGGCCGTTTGAGAATGCGTTGTTTGCAGATCACATACGGGACATTCTCAAAGGTCGCCGGAAACGAGTTGAGGGCGCTTTACGCATGGGACAGGTCGAGGGGCAGACAATACCGCAGATAGTGCGGCGGATCAAAGGAACCAAGGCCGCTAATTACAAAGACGGATTGCTTGAAGGATCTCGGCGCGAGATTGAATCACTGGTACGCACGTCGCTCAATCATGCTTCGACGGTATCGAGAGAACGGACGTATAAGGCAAATAGCGATTTGGTTAAAGAGGTGCAATGGGTGTCGACGCTCGACACGGCCACGACGATTATATGCGCCGACCTTGATGGCAAGACGTTTCCCATTGATTCGGGACAGCGCCCACCGGCTCATTGGGGCTGTCGGTCAACCACGGTTCCGGTCGTCAAATCATGGCGCGAACTTGGCATTGATCTTGACGAGCTGCCTCCCGGAACGCGGGCGAGCATGGACGGTCAGGTGTCGGAGAAAGAAACGTATGCGGCATGGCTGAAAAAACAGGATGCCGGCAGACAACGCGAGGTACTCGGGGCCAAGCGATACGAGATGTACAAAGCTGGTACACCGATTGATCGATTCGTCCGGGACGGGCGAGTGTTGACGATAGATGAACTCCAGCGGCGGGAGACCGACGCCGTATAACGTAAATCACAAACGGCGAGACGCCGTAGACAATGGCCGAGATGGCCGCAGGGGGAACGATGGATCTGGATAAACTCAAAGAGATTTTGGGTATCGAAGGGACTGAGCAGGATGAGAAGATCGAGGCTGCGATAGCCGCGATCAACGAAGAGACCGCCGGGTTGGTTAGCACGAAAGATAAGCTGAGATTGCAGGTCAAGGATTTGGACAAGCGCCTGAAGGCGTTCAAAGACGTGGACCTCGAAGCAATCGATGGGATGAAAACCGAACTCGAAGAGCTGCGAGAAGCGGCTGCGGGCAAGGGCGGCGGTGTTACTCCCGAAGAGCGCAAAGAACTTGCACTCTTGCAGCGGGAAAACAAGAAGCTAAACGAGCAGGTCGAGAACGAACGCAAGGGGCGCGAAATTGCAACCAAGCAAGTGCACGACTCGCTGAAAGAGCGCGAGTTGCGGAAAGCGCTTAAAGGCATCAACGTCCTGTCCGAAGATGAAGACCTGATCTACGACGCCTTTGTGAACAAGGCGAAGATCGAGGAAATCGACGGTTCTCCGGTTGTCCAGTTCACCAACAAGGATGGACTAGACCTTCCCCCGAACGAATTCTTCGCGGACTGGGCGAAAAGCGACAGCGCGAAGCGACACATCAGGCCACCGGATAATTCCGGGGGCGGTGCCAGGGGTGGCTCTGGTACGGGTTCCGCGAAAATCATGAAGCTCGCGGAATTCAATCAACTTTCACCTGACGAGCAGATGGAATTTATGACCGAAAAGCACGGACAGGTGACTGAATAAGGAAAATAATTATGGGTAATACACTCACAAATCTTTTGCCGACAATTTACGCGGGGCTGAATAGGGTTTCCCGCGAGATGGTCGGATTCATTCCTGCTGTAACCAGAGACGCCAGTCTCCAGAAGGCGGCTGTGGGACAGACCGTCCGGTGGCCGGTTGCTCCAGCGAATACCGCTGCCGCATTAACCCCGGCCTATATCGGCCCGAACGCAACTGTGCAGACTATAGGCAACGGAAGCATAGCGCTTTCCAAGTTCTACGGTGGCTCATTCCCGTGGACCGGAGAGGAACTGGCAGGAGGGAAACAGGCCGGTTGGGTAGACAATCTGATGGCGCAGCAGTTCGAGCAGCTTTTTCGCTCGGCGGTCAATCAGATCGAGGTCGATCTCGGGGCGCTGTTCAAATACGGCTCTCGCGCATGTCTCACCTCTGGGCTTACGCTGTTCGACGAAACGGACAAACTCAGATCGTTCGCCCAGCTCAACCGCATACTCGACGACAACGGCGCGGGCGGCGACCGTCACGTGGTGCTTTCCAACTCGGCGGCGGCGGCGCTTGAGGGATCTGACGCCATGAACAAGGTCAACGAGGCCGGGACCGATGTGACACGGCGCGAAGGCTACTTTGCGCGAACTCACGGCTTTGAACTGCACAAGTCAGCCGGAATCACAACGCATACAAACGGCGACTATACCGCTCCGGTTGTTACGGCGCTTGCCTTGGCCGGAACTGCGGTAACCGGAACCAATCTCGACGACCTGCTTGACGGAGACCTGATAAAAATAGCCGAAGACGACAACAACATTTATGTTGTGCAAGACGCGACAAGTGCGGTGGCTGCCGTTATCAATTCACCCGGATCGAAGGTGGCCCACGCTGCGGCAACCGATGCGATCAGTGAACCCATCGCGGATTATTACATCCCGAACATGGCCTTCACCCGTGATGCGATTGCTCTGGTAGCCCGCGTACCGAACGAGCCGGAAGGCGGAGACTCGGCGGATGCGGTACAGATCGTTACCGATCCGAAGTCCGGTATTTCCTTCCGCGTGGCGAAGTACAGGCAATACCATCAGGTGGCCTACGAGGTTTCTATCGTGTGGGGAGCCGCCATCATCAAGTCGGACAATCTCGCCATCCTCGCCGAAGCAGTCTAAGGAGGACTATCATGGCAAAACGAAGAACAGACGGCTACGGTAATTATGTAGCCGATTCCGAGGACCTTGATATCATTCTCGGTTCTCTTCCGCCCATAAGGGGCACGTGGTATTTCGTTGATCCGACATCTGGCGCCGCCGCTAATAACGGCCTAAGTCCCGGAGGCGCGAAGGCGAGCATCGAGAGCGCGTACGCGCTGTGTGTAAGTGGGGCCGGTGACGGAATTGTTGTAATGTCTGCCGGGACCACGAGCGCCGGGACCACGTCATACCTCACCGATACCATCGCGTGGAGCAAACATGGGATTACCGTTGTCGGCCTATGCTCGGGTGGGTACTACAACCAGCGGGCACGGATTTCGACTGCGGAAACGGACCTCGTTTCGCTCATCAACATGACCGGCGCGAATAACCGCTTTTTCAACATCTCGCTGTATAACGGTGCCGACATCAGCAACGCGCAAATGGCCGCGCTAAAACTCGCCGGAGTGCGAAACGCCTTTATCAACTGCGACTTCAAAGGAAGCCCGGCTACGGCCTCGGCCTACAAGTCTGACCTCTGGCTCTCGGCTGCCCATGAGAATCTCTTTCTCGACTGCAACTTCGGCAATGCATCATACGACGCCGGGGACAACGCTGCGTGTCACATCTACATGGATGGCACGACCGGCAACGGGCAGAACAGGTTCAGGGATTGCACGATGATTGCCCAGGTCAGCGCCGGGACCGCTTTCGGCGGACTCAAGAGTGGCGCGGCTACTGCTCTCAACGGCGTCATGATTTTTGAGAATCTTGTGGCGGCCGCATGGCAGGCAAATGCGAATAAGATTTCGCTTGCCTCGTGGTTTCTCGGTACGAAACCGACCACGGGCCTTGTGCTGGTAAAGAATTCCGCGCTTGGCGGATATGCCGCATGGGACGCGACCGCAGGGAATGACTTCATCAACGTGGTTGGTGGGGCGGCGGATGATGCCACCAATGGCGTAGGGGCCCTTCCGTAAGTAGCGCCGCAGGAAATGGCAAATTGATTATGTGGCCGTCCGGCTTTCGGGCCGGACGGTTTTCTCGAACCGGAGGATTTATGAAGTTGTACGGCGTAGGGGCGATCAAAGACCCGAGTACCGGAAAGGTGTTATGGGATTTTGAGGACGGCCCCTTTGAGACCGAAGATCCGGCCATCATCGAAGCAATGAAGGCGCGGGAAGTGAAGAAACAGCGCCCGGTGGAAGCAGAACCGGGGGGCACTATCGCACCGATTGAAGATCCGAAGGAATCGCTCGTCGAAAAGGCGACCGAGCTCAACATCGCAGCGCCGTCTGTTCTCAAGCGGTGGAGCGTTGACCGGCTCGAGCGCGAAATAGCGGACGCCGAGAACAAAGGCGAGTAAATGAAGCACGTTGTGGTGTGCGGCGCTTTCGGCATCGGCAGCGCCGGAGATGAGGCGGGGTTGCGCGTACTCGTTGACCTGCTCGACGACGCGACCGTTACCGTACTCATGCGTAATCCCGATCCAGAGTACGGCCACCGATACGGCGTGGGCGTGCACACGAAGCTCGAACATGCCACGAGAGATGAGGCACAAGGCCGCATTTTTCAGGGGCTAAACGCTGGGGATGATCCGCAACCTGTCGAGGATATCCTGCGGATTTTGCATACTGCGGACCTTCTCATTCTCGGTCCGGGAGATTTTTTCAACGAAGATTGCCCGGGCGTGATGCGGGGCGCGCTGGCTGAAATGGCTGTTATGGCGTGGCTGGCCGAATGGGCCGGTGTGCCAGTGATGATTTATGCGGCGAGTGCCCGCAGGCTTGCGCACACATACGCAATTGCCCAGGCGCGATATCTACTGACGATGGCCAAGAGCGTTACTATCCGGGACCGTTTGTCAATCGGGCTGTTAGCCGATGCTGGATTATACACCGACAACATTCGTCAGTGTCCTGATCCGGTGTTGTTCATGCCGCAAAGCGAGCAGGTGCCGGAAATCGTGGAACAGCTCGTGCAACCGGTGCTTGCAGTATCTATAAGGTGGCTGGGGTATAAGGGCGAGAAGGTACAAGACGCCTACCGGGAACTGGTTCGCGGAGTTTGCGCGAAATGGGAGGGGTCGATTATCACGATTCCGCAGTTTGTCTCAGACGACGGCTATCCGGATGACCGGCAGGAGGCAAGGGAAATACTGCCCGACGCCATACACATCGATACGTCCGGTCTCTATCCGTGGGAAGTAGAGAGTTACTACCAGTTAGCTGGCCGCGCATTGGTAACGCGATTACATGCCGCGGTCTTTTGCCATCGATTAGGCGTACCGTTTGCGGCGATTGCCTACGAGCCCAAAGTCGAGGGGTTTTTGGCTGGTATCGATCGTCCGATCTGCTATCCGACCGATGATACTGATTTCGTTTGGGACACGCTCATGGAGGCCGAACACGAGCAGGCAAAGGCCGTCTGCGCCGACGCTTACAGATCCGCCATAAACGAGGCAATGGGGGTAAAGCGTGCGTAGTGTATTGATTCTCGGTAACGGTATTTCGCGATTGCTTCACGAGGACATGATTAGGTCGTGGACCGGCGAATTGTGGGCCTGCAATTACGCCTTCCTCGAATGGGGCGACCGGATAACGAGGCTCACCGGCCATACTGACGTGTTGACAAAAGCAGCGGCATACCGGGAGAGACACGGGCTATCGTTTGAGATATGGACCGGGAATCTCGGTAAGTTTAAGTTGGATGCGCCATACGTCAATCTGTTTACGTGTTCAATCGAGACGAAAAGAGACTCGGGCACCACGCTTGTAGCACAGGCGCTTACCGAGGGATTCGATAAGATTTTAGTATGCGGTTTCGATATCGGTGGCCGTGACATTTATTCGCGCAAGCTCCACACGCAAAACAAGAAGTCGTGGGTTGACCGCTGGCGTCTGTTAAAGGGGACATTCGGTCGGCGCTTTGACGAGGCAATTCAATTCGTCGGATACGATCATGGGCCGATGATTAGAAATGGATCGGCGCGAGACGCCTATTATCAGCGCCACGTTCGAGGGTTGCCGCACATTCCCGACCCGGAATATATCGCGCTATACAATTCGCTTTACGGTCCGGCGGCCTACGAAAAAGACACCCGCCCCGGAGTGCGGGTAAGGTATTTGAAAGACGGCAAGGCCGGCTGGGAAAGGGGCTACCCCGAAGAAATCGCGACGCGACTCGCGGAACAAGGCGAGGTTGAAATCCTCGGACCGTTCGTTGATCCGTACGAACCGGAGATTGAGGCCGCAGAGAAAATCGCAAGCGGCATGAGAAAAGACACGCTCCTGAAAATAGCGGAGATACGAGGGAATCGGGGCGCGGGGAAACTTACGAAAGTCGAGATTATTGAAATGTTCGAGACCACCGAACCGAGGGGAATCGGGCGTCTCAATTTTGCGCAGAGGTTAGCTGAATGAGTATTGTCGTAGAAGATGGAACCGGTCTTGCAACCGCAAATTCCTATATCTCGTTAGCCGATGCGAATACCTATCATTCTGACCGTGCCAATACTGCATGGGCCAGCGCGACCGAAGCGGCACGAAATGCGGCGCTAATTAAATCCGCTCAATGGCTGGATGGCAAATACCGCGATAGATGGATTGGATTCAAGGCCGACGAAGATCAATCGCTGTGCTGGCCGAGATACGAGGCATACGATGAAGACGGATATTACATCGATAGCGATGCTGTGCCGACGCGAATTACTTACGCACAGGCCGAAGCGGCGCTTGCAATTATCGACGGTACGGATTTGACTCCCACCCTGGATCGGGGGGGCAAGGTTCGGCGCGAAAAGGTAGGGCCGATTGAGACCGAGTATTTTGACGGTGCGCCATCGAGAACGGTGCTTACGGTGGTATCGGATCTGGTCAGGGGATACATCACCGGGCCCGGGCTGAGGATTAGCCTGTGAATTACGAAGCGTTAGCCGATAAGGCGGCAGCCTTAATCGAGAAGAACGGCAAGGCCGCAACGATCAGCCGAATATCCACCGAAGGCGTATGGACCAAGAAGTTCAACGCTGCAACCGGCACCTGGTACTGGGAGAACGACGAAGAGGAAACGACCACGGATGATCCGACTACCTATACCGAGGTCCCGTGCTTTGTGCTCGAAGACCGGTTTCAGATTGCGCACATTGACGGGACGCTTGTCGAGGTGAACGACCGGCTTTTCCTCTGCACCAAGACTCCGGAGCTTGGCGATACGCTGGAAGTCGGTAGCGATTCGCTCACGGTTATTCAGGCGGTTCCGTTGCGCCCGGGAGACACGACAATTTATTGCGAGGTACAGGCCAGATGAGTTTTGCGCTTGACCTAAAGCAATTCGCGGCAAAGACGCACAAGCAAATATGGACCATCAATCGCAAGGTGGCGCTCGAAGTATTGAGGCGCGTGGTGATGCGGACCCCCGTTGAAAGCGGTAGAGCCAAGGGCAACTGGCAAACATCGGTAGGCACGCCAATCGAGCGGGAAATCGAGAGGACCGACAAGGGCGGTGGGTCCGTGATATCCAGCGCGGTATCGGTCATCGAAAGTTGGGAATCAGACAACGTGTCGATTTTCTTGATGAACAACTTGCCATATATTGGCCGACTTGAAGACGGATATTCGAGTCAAGCTCCCGCGGGCATGGTGAAAATCACCGTTGCCGAGTTTCAGCAGATCGTAAATACGGGAGCGAGCGATGGTATATGACGCCGAGGTTCATGCCGCGCTCTTAACGCAACTGAAAACCGTGGTGAGCGCGACGCTTGTTGCGGAGGAAAATAAAGAGTTTGAACCGTCAGACGGGAGTCCATGGATTCGCGAGACGCTACTCCCCGGAATCCCCGAGCGCGTGGAGATCATGCAAGACGGGTTATCACGCCAGTTTGGCGTTTACCAGGTCGACGTATTCGCGCCTTCGGGGATGGGCACCGACATAGCGGACGCCCTTGCCAAAACCATAGGCGATGCGTTTGTACCCGGGACGGGCTACACGTCGTCGGATGTGACCGCGAGGATACAGCGCGTGTACACGCGGCCCGGCCGAGAAGACGGAGACTATTATCACAAACCGCTCGTGATTGAGTGGTGGATTATGGAGAGTTAATTATGAATACAATAGCAGCAGGCTCCCGGCGTCGCGTACAGTACGTCGAGGAAGTGGCGTGGGGAACTCGTGTGAGTACCCCTGTCATGAAGGTGATCCGCAACACTGGCGGCGGTGGCATTATGGTCGCCCGAGATTCCAGGCAGTCGGCGGAATTCCGTTCAGACCGCTCGATTTCCGACGTGAGACTTGGTGTGCAAAAGCCGACCTTCCCGCTTCCCTTCGAACTCTCGTGGGCAACCTATGACGAGATACTCGAAGGCGCACTGTTCGGGTCATGGTCTACCGACGTGCTGAAGCGCGGGACAACGGTACACTCGTACAACATCGAGGAGGGGTTCACTGACATCAACGTGTATCTGACCATGCTCGGGGCTATGGTTGATACGCTCACTCTTGACCTGTCTCCCGAAGGGTCAATGATAACCGGCGCATTCAACTTCATCGGCAGCGAGATGGTGGACCCGGAGACTTCCAGCGGCGACGCCGATGCAACCGCGGCGAATACGAATCCGGTATTCGACTCCTTTACCGGGTATCTCAAAAAGGACTCCGTGGACCTCGGCGTTGCGACATCGCTCAGCCTGTCTATCGCCAACAATCTCAAGGCCAGTTATGAATTGTTCAGCGATTCCACTCTCGGCATTAGTCCGGGTCGGGCAAACATCACCGGATCAATCACCGCATTTTTCACGGCAAAAACGCAGATCGATGAGTTTCTCGCCGAAACCGAATGTGAGCTTGAGTTCCAGCTTGAGGATCAGCTCGGCAACACATACACGATTACCATTCCCCGCGTGGTCTGGACCGGGAATACACGGAACGTCGCCGAGAACGAGATTACGCAAAGTATCCCGTTCCAGGCGATGTATGACGAAACCGCAGAGACCGACATTTATATTACGCGAGCCGAGGTGAGTTAATGAATATCGACAAACTGTATACACGAGAATCGAGTGACGCGGGCGCATGGTGCGATATTCTCGACCCTCTCGGGGCCGATACCGGATTGCGCTTCCGAGTGGCTGGCGCTCACTCAGATAAATTCCGCCGGGCGATGACGAAAGCGCAGGCCACACAGGTCAACCGCGAGAAATCAAGAGGGCGGCGGGACGTAACCCCGGAAGACCTCGAACTTGAGTTTGACCTTATGGCCGACGTACTCGCCGAGTGCACGCTCGAATGGAACGCGGAGAAAGACGGGGCGGACTGGCCGTGTTCTACGAGCAACGCGCGTGATGTATACCTTAACGCCCCTGATGTTCGACGGCAGGTATTCCAATTCGTGTCGGACGCGAAAAACTATTTTTTATCACAGAGCTCTGCCGGTGCGTCCGTGAACGAATAGAGGCGGCGGAGCTCATAGGCTCGGCGACTCGCGCCGCCCATCTCAAGCAGGCCATGAAGACGTTAGGCCGCGAAGATGAGCCTCGCGGCGAAGATGTAACGCCCCCTGACGGGGGTGCGTTTATTTGGCATGAGTTCTGGCGGCTGCGGACCGATCAGAGCCTGAGTTATCTCGAAATCGATGCATATTGCAGACTCACGGGAACGCGCTTTGAGCCATGGGAGCTTGAAGCATTGCGAGCAATGAACGCAGAAATATTGCAATGGAGAACACGTGGCGGACATAGCGAGCCTGGGAATAAAGATTGACTCAAATCAAGTTACGACCGCAGACAATCGACTTAAGGGGCTGTCCAAGAGCGGGGAGGGAGCGGAGCAATCAACCAAAAAACTGGAAAGCTCTTGGAGCAAATTCAGCAAGACCATTATTACTCTCAACCAAGGAATGCAGTTAGCCCGCCAGGTATTCGGAACAATCAACAGTGCATTGACAAAATTAAATGATGCCTGGGAATCAAACGCGGTTGCGAATGTTAAACTTGAAAATGCGCTCAGGGCCACGAATAATGCGGCTGGTATAAACATTGACGAAATGCGCTCGATGGCAGCAGAAATGTCGAACCTTACCGGCATAGCCGATACGGAAATATCCAGCATGCAGGGCCTCATGGTGACTTTCACCTCGATAGGGAAAGAAGTTTTCCCCGATGCGATGAAAGCTGCCGCCGATATGTCAACGATGTTTGGGCAGGATTTACAGCAATCTGTAATCCAGCTTGGTACGGCTCTCAATGATCCGATAGCGGGCGTGGGGCGTCTCCGGCGAATCGGCGTATCGTTCACCGAAACACAGCAAGAAATGATTCGCGGCTTCGTGGCCCAGAACGATATTATGTCGGCGCAAAATGTAATATTGGCCGAACTCAATCGTGAGTTCGGAGGAGCGGCCGAGGCCGTAGCAGAAATCACTACCGGTTCTGATAAACTTCGGAATGCGTTTACCCACCTTCGCGAGGAAGGCGGCGGATTCGTACACCGGGTTTTGGAGCCTCTAAAGATTTACGTCGCAGAGGTTGTCGAGGGCTATGTTGCATTGCGGCGTGAGAGCGATGCGATTACCAATCCGACCGGTGACCTGGGTCTGTCTTGGTTGCACACAACATCCGATGAAGTGGCCACACTCAAGAGAGAATTAACCAGCCTTGAGGGCGCTGTCGATTTGGTAAAAAAACAAGGATTTTACCGAAGAGGCAATGAATTATTCCTTGGTGATCTGGGTGCCGAAAAATTGCAGGAAGATATAGATGGCATACGAAGCAGCATTGCATTGCTGGAGGGTAATCTCCAACAAATGACCAACGAGGATTTGCTTAACGCCTTTTTTTCGGAAACTGAAATAGCAAAAACCGAACAAGCCATAGCGGATCTACAGGCGACCTATGGGCGCTTTCTTACCGGCGATTGGATTGAAGGCCCGAAGTTTAATGCAATCATGGCCGAATATTTCGCCAAGCTCAATCAGTTAAAAGCGAAACTGGATGAATTGAGATATGGAGATTTGGGCAAGCAAGCAGAATTGTCTGGTGATCCATTGGGCAGGGGCCTCTTGCGCCTGGTGCCTGAGTTCAATATGGATTTGGAAATCCAGCGGCAGGCGGCCGATAACCTTGACGCGACATTTCAATCGCTCGCCGGTGACATGAATGCCTACTACAACAATTTGAAACCAGCCAAAGATGCAACCGAATTATTGACCGAATCAATAAAGCAGCTCGGCGATGATGCGCTTTGGCAAGGCATCGGATTAGCCGTCGATAGTTTCAATGAACTCGGCGCAGCTCTTGTTAGCACCGGCGACGAAATGAAATCGTTCGGCGACATCGTAATCAATCTAACTACCAGCATGTTGGGCATGATATCAGGCGTGCTTGTAACGATTGCTCAGAAAATGGCGGAGAGTGGCAACTGGGCCGGCGCCCTCGGTGTACTCGCGGCGGCAGCAGGAATCAAATTGTTTTCAGGAGCAGTATCCGGTGTGACGAATAACGCACAGGGTAACGCTTACGATCAGGGCAACATTATCCCGTTTAGCCGGGGCGCGGCATTTACCAATCAAATAATCGACCGCCCGACGATATTCCCGATGGCTCGCGGCGCCGGACTTATGGGCGAAGCCGGACCCGAGGCGATTCTGCCTCTTACCCGGACGGCCAGCGGTGATCTTGGCGTAAAGGGCGGCGGGACACAGGTTAACGTGCGAGTCGAAAACTATACCAGCGCAGAGGTAAGCACCGAACGCAGACAGACACCGAACGGCGAAGAGCTTGTATTTATCGTAAAATCAATTATGCGAGGGGCGATGAACAGCGGCGACCTTGACGGCGCACTAAAACAAAACTATGACGTGCGCCGCAGGGGGATAGCATAATGGCAACTTGGCCCGCAACTCTCCCGCAATATTTCGAAGCGGACTCATACTCATATGAACCGGGGAGTAGTGTTATCCGCACACAGATGGACGCAGGGCCGCCGAAGGTCCGACGTAGGTTCACCTATGTTTACAACGTCCATCGCGGCTCGATGATCATGAGCCGCACGCAATTCACCACGTATTTTCAGCCGTTCGTTGACGACACGATAGCTGGAGGCTCTTTGACTTTTGATTTTCCAAATCCAATTGACGAAGGTGATACAACACTGACCGCCAGGTTGTTAATTCCCGACGGACAGCCGCCGTATCGTATGGTCCCACACACGCCGGCTGATGTTTCGGTATCATTCGCTTTAGAGGAGCTTGCAGTCAGTGAGTCGTAATCTAAGTAGCGCCACAATTCAGGCCTTGCTCCGGCAACAAACAAATAAGGTTTTTTTATTGCTCGTCGAGATCGATCATGCCGACCTGGCCTCGCCGATCTTCTTGGTCAACAACTACGAGAGTGTTGTCAGTAACGGGGATACCTATATAGCTGCATCTTTTGCGTTCACGCCTCCGGTCGAGGAAGACGGGACGATAAAAAATTCCCGAATCACGTTTGATGGCGTAGACAGATCGATAGTCGAGGCCATTCGGTCAATTGATTCTGCGCCCACCGTTGACGCATCAGTAATTCGAGCGGCGGCCCCGGACACCGTTGAAGCTGGGCCGTGGTCATTTTATCTCAGGGCCGTAAATTATGATGCGCATACCGTGAGTGGTGAATTGTACCCCGACAATCCGTTGAGACTCAACGCATCTAACGTCACATATCGCAACACGACATTCCCAGGACTCTACGGATGATAGATACCTCGAAGTACATAAAAATCCCGTACCGAGATCGTGGCCGGTCCTTCGACGGTTGCGACTGCTTCGGACTCGCAATCCTTGTCTATCGCGAGGAGTGGGACCGGAAAATAGCTGACGTGTTTTATCCGAGCGCCGAGGATCAGGAAGCAGTAGCAAGGCTTATTGATGTGAGTGCCCCGACGATAAACGCCGAGCAAACAGAAAGGCCGATAGAAGGCGACCTGATATTGATGCGCGAGGGCGGGCAGCCGTCGCATATCGGCATATACATAGACGGAGGTATCTGCCTGCACACCTCTCGCCGGTTTGGAACGTGCTGTGAGCGCATTGACGGCCCGAGGCTCAAGAGCAAAATCATGGGGTATTACCGTGTCGCTTAGAATCACCTATTTACCGAACCCGTTTACCAGCGAGCGCCGAGAATATACCGTCGAGCGCGAGCCGGTTGATGAACTTCTCAAAACACTCGAAATCGATAACGAAATCTATGATGTGATTGTTATCGACGGCGATAACAAAGTTGAGGATTTCGCCCTAACCCCAGAGAGCGATCAGCTCATTGTGCGCACGGTGCCGAAAGGCGATCAGAAAGGGGTGGGGATTGCGGGAATAATCGCGGGCAGTTTGCTTATAGCTGGCGGTCTTGCGCTTACATTTTTAACCGCCGGGATAGGCACCACTATTGGAGTGTCGCTCATTGGTGCCGGCGTGAGTATGATTGCCAGCGGTGCCGTTGTTTATAACATGGATATCCCGGCAACGGCAATCAATCCTGATATATCCCGACCGAATGCGGCACCGTCTATCAGGGGCGCTCGAAACAGGGCCCGGGCGGGCGCTCGCGTGCCGATCCTGCTTGGCAAACACCTAATCGTCCCGGATCTAGCGGCTTCACCCTATTCGTCATTTACCGACAACGATCAATATTTGCACCTCTTGTTTTGCGCCGGGTACGAAGAAGTTGATATTGATACCACGACTGCTAAAATAAGCGATTTGCCCATAGCCAATTTCACGGGCGTGAGCGCCGAAGAACAGCGCGGGGCTTCTGTCGTCAACACCTACTACCCTAAGCGGGTAGTAGATCTGACGATAGGCTCGAAAGTCGGGTATAGCGCATACATCACCAAGCGCACTCCGACGAATACCAGGAAGATTTCGGTGATTCTTACGTTCCCGCGCGGGATATATCTCACCGCATCCAACGGAATAAACTATACCTCTCGCGTGGCAGTAAATATCGATTATTCAATAGCCGATGCCGATGATTGGCAGGAGCTTTTTCACGGCAACATTGAGGCCAATAGTAACGAACCGGTTATAAGTGTCAAAGAAATAGAATTAGATAATCTTACCGATGCCGGTGACGACTATGTAGCCAATCGGCAATACGATGTCCGAGTAATAATCGACGATACCGTGATCATATACGCGCCCTATAGTTATACCTATTCCGATGTCGAATCAGATTCCCGATGGGCGCAGGATACATATTTCACGCTTCTGCAAAGCGAGACCGGCACATTCGATGAGATTGGCGGCATCGATCAGCGCCCAATTATTCAGGCGACGCAAGAACAATTAACGCTCTATGGTATCCAGATCAAAGCGACCGACCAGCTCAACGGTGTAATCGACAACTTCAGCTTTATCGGCGAGCTCGAATGCCGGGAGTATTCAGGCGGCCCGGGCAGCGGAACGCTTGAATGGGTAGCGGCAAAGACGCGCAATCCTGCGGCGATGTTTCTTTACATCCTACAAAACGCCAAGATCAACCGCAAGCCGGTAGCCGATGCAAATATCGATTGGACCTCTCTTGAGGCGTGGTGGTCGTTCTGCGACACTAAGGGATTCGAGTGCAACGCATATATCACCAGTGACTATACCATCGAGCAACTTCTCAGCCTCATCTGCTCGACCGGTCGCGCGAGCTGGAACCTGCTTGACAACAAATACACGATTATTCTCGATAACACCATTTCGACGGTAAGCCAGTATTTCACGCCGCGTAACACATGGGGTTTCCAAGGGACAAAGGCTTTCGCCGATAGGCCGACAACTTTAAAACTTGAATATATCGATGCCGACGCAGATTACGTGCCCGTCGAGCGCCTCGTATCTTACGATCCAGATACCGGGGCCGTGAGTTATGACGAGGAAACCGGCGATGGCATTACGCAAGAGGTGCAATTATTCGGCGTGACCGGCGCGGACCAGGCGGCCATGCTCGGCGCGTACATGCTCGCCGTGACCTACTTGCGACCTGAGATGTATGCGTTTAACGTCGATATCGGATACCTGATTTCAACGCGTGGCGACCGGGTACAGCGCACTTGCGACGTAATGATGGCCGGCCTTGGTTTTGGCCGCATTGTGACGGTTGTTGAATCGGGAGGAAACACGCTCGGTTTTGTGTCGGACGAATATATAACATTTGAGTTCGACGTATCGTATGGGGTCGTGATTGTTAAAGACGACGGCACGGGCGTAGAGGTCGCGATAGATAATTCTTCAACTGGATCTTCAGTCGCGACAAACGTAATTGAGTTTTCTGACCCGATGGTTGGGGTTGACATTTTCCATGCCGAGAACTCTTTTCATTTCGGAATTTTCGGCTCCGAAACCCGCGACCTGCTTATCATGCAGATTACTCCGGGAGAGAATGCGGGACAGGCGCGGATAGTATGTGTCGATTATTCGCCTGATATTTTTGACGCCGACTCAGGCGAAATACCAGCCTATGATCCGGGAATCAGCAAATACGCAGAGACCACCCCGCAGGTCGTCGCACGTATTTTAGATCCCGAGAGATTGCTGATTGACCTCACTGGAGAAACGAGCGTGACCGCGGGCGAATCCTTGACTCATGCCGAGGACGCTGAGGGTTACGAT